TGGTTAATAGAGGTAAGTGTTCCAATTCTGCATGTAGGAGAAGAACACAACATAAAAATAAAGAAGGAGAATTTTTATGTGTATTTTGCGATATGGCATTAGAAGATAAATTAACTGATAGACAAGAGAAAATACTTGATTTAATTGCTAAGTCATCTTTATCTGATTCTGAAATAAATATATTATTAAAGTCTAAACCACCTAGACAAGTTAGACCGATTCATAGGACCTACTTTGGTAAAGATAAAATTAGAATAGGAGTGGTTAGTGATTTTCATATGGGAAGTAAGTATTTTAATGAACCAGGATTTGAATACTGTATAGAAAGATTTAATAGAGAAAAAGTAGATGCTATCTATTTTCCCGGTGATATACTAGAAGGAATGTCACAGCGGGATGGTCAGATATTTGAATTAAGTGAAATCGGATATACTGAACAACTAAATAAAGCGGTTTCTCGGTTGAAAAAGTTTAAACACCCATTTTATTTTATTACTGGAAATCATGATAAATGGGCAAAAGATAAAGGAAACTTAGGATTAAGCATTGGCGAAGAGATAGAAAGGCGAGTTCCTAATGCAAAATTCTTAGGAGAAATGGAAGCTACAGTTGATTTAGGTTATAATATAAAAATGAAATTAACACATAGAGGAAATTCTTCGACATATGCATTGAGTTATTCTGGACAGAGAATGATAAATAATATTCCTGGGGGAGAAAAACCTAATATTATATTAAATGGGCATCTCCATAAAAGTATATATATGTATTATCGTAATATCCACTATTTAGAGGCAGGAACTTTACAAAATCAAACAGAATTTATGAAAATGAAAGGTGCTCCTGCGAATGTTGGGTTCTGGATTATTGATATAGAATTAGGAAATAAAGGAGTAACTGGATTTAAACCTTCTTGGTATCCAATATTTGAATAATGCCAAAAGGTATATATAATCACTATAAAATTAGAGGTATTTCACAGCCAAAATCTTTAGAAATAAGAGAAAAAATTTCTAATACTTTAAAACAGAAATATAAGCTAGGAATTATTATTCCATCTATGTTAGGTAAGAAAAATCCTAGCTGTAGTGAATGGAATAGAATACACAAAAAAGGTAAAAATACATGGAATAAAGGAATTAAAGGGCAGGAATATTTAAATCATTTTAAAGATATAGATTTATGGAGACAAAATAAATGTATAGGCGAACAGAACAAAACTATTTTTCAAAGGGCCAAACCTGGAATTATATCAACATTAAAACAAAGTAAATCTAAAGTGTCAAAAGCAGAATTAATATTAAAAAATTATTTAGAAGAAAATAACATTAAATATATTCATCAATATCCATTTAAACTAGGAGTAGCAGATTTCTATCTTCCCAATAAAAATTTAATTGTTGAATGTTATGGAAGTTATTGGCATTCTAAACCTGATTATATTGTTAGAGATAAAAATAAAAATCAATGGCTAGAAGATAATGGATACAATATTTTAATTCTAAATTCAGAAGATATAATTAATTGTAACGACTTACACTCTTACATAGGATTATTATAATGACTAAAATTAAAATATATAATACACATTCTCCTGACGATAGGAAGGTATTGGCAGATAGAATGTTAGATTGGAATGATGACCAGATATTAGCGACTAGAGATAGGATGTTTAAATTGGGATATAGAGGTGGAGTTAGTGATATGGATGTTAAAATGTTCCATTATCTCAAACAACCAATATATGATAATATGTCTAGAGGAAACTTTGTTTATAGTTGTCTAGAGGCAGATTATATAAACCTAGATAAACAAAGTCCTATGTTTCATAAATTATGTCAGAGCAATAGAGATATTATGTGGGATTTATCAAGAGATATTATAGTTAATTTATTAGAAGGAAACATAAATACATTTGATATTAGTCCTGAGTCTGAGATGTTAAGTCATATAAAAGCTAAACATCAAGGAATGAAGCTAGAAGATTTTCTCAAATCATTACAATGACAATAGATATGCAAATAGATATAATACATCCTAAAGCAAAATATGTTTGTGGGGTTGATATTAATAGAAGAGGAACAGATGAAACTGCTATAGTCGTAGTGATGCAAGCACCTTTCGCTAGTGATGATAATGCTTTATTTGTTTGTTATCTAGAGGCAACGAATACTCAATCACTTCCGACTATTCTGGGAAGAATTAAATACTTACATAATATATTTGATTTTGAAAAAATATATATCGACTCAACTGGAATAGGTGCAGGAGTATTAGACTTTGCTTCTATATCTCTTGCAGGAACTGTTGAAGAAGTCATCTTTACCAGGAAGTCAAAGCCTGAGATGTTTTATAATCTATTAAATTTATTTCAAAAGGGGAAGTTAAAAATTCCTAATTATTATAATAATAGTGACGAGAGAATTAAAAAGCTATTCTTTCAATTGTTATCTATAAAAAGAGAATTTGCAGACGATAGTGATATTCCTAAAATCTCTCATGAGGAAGGAACTCATGATGACTTTGTAACTGCATTAGCAATGGCTTGCCTTTATTTTAAGACTAGAAGAAATAGACATTATAGTATTGTAGGTGTATAAGACTATATAGTATGTGAGTAATGATTTTTAAATAGATATATATTGGTAATGGAATGATACTTTCCTCAATTCTTTATGATGGCATCGAAAGTCAAACCTATATATCATAAACCATACGTCTATAAATCTGAAAGTATAAAGATAATCTCTGAACAACTTAAATCTAAGAATGTTCCGGATGATAATCAACAAAAAACATTTCTTAATTCTGTTAAATCAAAGCTAGGAGACCCTCATCCTTTTGACTATACTATTGTCGAAGATTTACGTAAGAAGTTTGGATTAGTAGATGCAGTTATTAAAAAATATTCTGATTTTACAATAGGTCCTGGGTATTATATTGACACAGAGGATGAACAGATTGATGATACAATAGAGGAATGGGTAGCCAAAACAAAATTTAATAAATATCTCCGTCCATGGTTCGAGGGAGCTCTAACTAAAGGAACTGAATTTTTAGAAATAGCCGGTTTGTCTTCATCTGAAAAAGAAAACACTATCAAAGTCGCTAACTCTAGTACGATATATGTAAATAGAGACGAGGTAGGAAATGTTCAAGGATTTAATCAATATATAGGAACTATGACCGGAATTATCAAAGCTGGTGATATTACTCCTTTAGATAAAAATACAATAATTCAGCTAGATATAAATTCTATCGGAAATTCTGCTTATGGTTATGGCATTATATATTCTGCTCTTAATACAATAGATAAATTCTTAATGGCTGAGAGTTCAATTCATAAATTAACTCAAAGAAAAGCTAATGTTCCTATCCATGCAAAGCTAGGAAGTATAGAGAAGGATGATTGGCCCGACCAGGGAGATATAGATGCATTTGCTTCTAATCTGCAGTATATGAACGATATGACTGAATGGGCAACTGGTCCCAATGTTGAATTTAAAGTTATTGATTTTGGTAATATTGGAGAAAAATTCGATACTATATTAGATAACGATTATAAATTATTATCATATTCTTTCCAAGTTCCTGAGGTGTTATTGGGAGCGGGAAATGTAGCAGAAGGATTAGCAAAAGTTCAAATGGATGGATTTAATAGAAGAGTTAAATCTCTTCAAGGAGAATTAAGTAATGTTATGACAATTATATTTGATAAAGTCCTAGGCAATGCAGGAATTTCTAACCCTCAATATAAGATTTGTTGGAATGAATTGAATAATGACGAAAGGAACGCAGAACTCACAGTATTACAAACTATGCTTATGACAACTAGCCCAGGAATGAAGAAAGAGCTAGAGAAAAAAATAGCGGCATTATTAGAAATAGATTATGACGATATTGAAAACAATCAAGCTGAATTTGACCAGCAGTTGCAATTACAACATCAAAAACAAGCCATGAAACCTAAAATGAAGGGAGAGAGTTTATTAATGGAAAAGTTTGATACAAGATATGACATTAGCGGTCTTAAAGATGTTCATGAAACTAATATAACGGAGAATATTAAAGTCAATGAATGGCTGAATAAAGACATTACTAACTATAAAGATAAGATAATTGAAACTATAGAACTAGATAAATTTATACCTTTGTTAGCTAAAAATCAAACTGAAAGAAGAAACGGATATCTAACTAAAAGCGAAACTAATAAAATTAGAAAGGTATTTCTAGAAGCTATAAAGAATAATTTAGGAGTTATGGATATAAAACAGAAGATATCTGAGTCTGTTAAAGTTCCTGATTTGAAAGAGAAAGGAAATGTAATATTAACATCAGAACAAAGACTAGACATGATAGCTAAAACTGAATTAACAAGATTATTGAATAAAGGACTTGTTAGTGCATATGAAGATAACGGTGACATACTTATTAGATGGGATGCAACAATAGATGAATCAACTTGTCCGACTTGTGCATCTCTTGATGGACAGACATTCTTTGGAGATGCAATGACACAAGACATGGTTCCTCCTATACATCCAAATTGCAGATGTAGTTTAGATGAAATAACAGGTAGTGAAAATATATCATTAGTTAAAAAATTAAAAGGGAAGCTTAAGGATAGACTTGCACCGCAAGAGCTGGAGATACTAGATGGAAAGAGTTAATTGCGAGAGAAAA